CGGAACTAAGTATTAAGAGTATTGTAGACGCAGCCGTTAAGTTTACGTTTGAAAAATGCAAGTGGAAGAAGGGTAAGACAGCCACTGGCGACCATGGTGCGGCATCAGCCACCGGCTACCAAGGTGCTGCATCAGCCACCGGCGACCATGGTGCGGCATCAGCCACCGGCAACCATGGTGCGGCATCAGCCACCGGCAACTATGGTGCAGCATCAGCTACCGACTACCAAGGTGCAGCGTCAGCTACAGGCTACCGAGGTGCAGCGTCAGCTACAGGCTACCGAGGTGCAGCGTCAGCTACAGGCTACCGAGGTGCAGCGTCAGCTACAGGCGACCGAGGTGCAGCGTCAGCTACAGGCTACCGAGGTGCAGCGTCAGCTACAGGCGACTATAGTGCAGCATCAGCTACAGGCAAGGATAGCATTGCTCTTGCTGCCGGATACGGGTGTAAGGCTAAGGGAGCTATAGGTTGCTGGATAGTCCTCGCAGAGCGTAGAGAATGGAACGGTGATACCTACCCGATTAAGGAGGTCAAGGCGTTTGAGGTTGACGGGGAAAAGGTTAAGGCTGACACATGGTATATGCTAGTCAATGGACAGCTTAAGGAGGTTTGGCGGAAGTAATTAATTAAAAAAACAATATAAGAATGATTGAAACAAAGGTCATATTAGACGCCTGCTGTGGCAGTAGGATGTTTTGGTTTGACAAACATAATCCTCTTGTCTTATTCGTTGATAAGAGATCGGAGGTAGTAACTGCCAAGGACAGGGATAAAATCAGAACCATAGAGATAAAACCGGATATAATAGCCGATTTTACCAACTTGCCGTTTGAGGACAATTATTTTTATTTAGTGGTGTTTGATCCGCCACATTTGAAAACGCTTGGTGAAACCTCATGGATGGCAAAAAAGTACGGCAAACTGCCGAAAGGCTGGCAGTCACTCATACACGATGGATTTACTGAGTGTATGCGCGTCTTGAAGCCTAACGGCACGCTTGTATTCAAATGGAACGAGAGTGAGATAAAAGCTGCGGAAGTTTTGTCTGTTATCCCGTTCAAACCTTTATTTGGCCATACTACCGGAAGGCAGAGCAAAACAATATGGATGTGTTTTATGAAGCTATCAAATAACGCATAACGATTTAGGAATGAAGAAAAGTAAATTGACTCACGGTTCCCTGTTTAGTGGCATTGGAGGCTTTGAATTAGGAGCTGAAATGGCAGGAATTGACACTTTGTGGAATTGTGAGATTGAAAAATTTCAAGGTGAAATATTAAAAAATAAATTTCCTCATGCAGAAAGATACACAGATATTACAAAAACAACCGGGCTCCGATATGTGGACATCATTAGTGGAGGATTTCCGTGTCAAGACATCAGCGTTGCCGGAAAGCGTGAAGGTATTAAAGGGAAACGATCCGGCTTATGGAGTGAGATGTATAGAATTGTACGGGAGGTTAGACCTAAGTACGTCATCATTGAGAATTCGCCAGCTCTCGTTATTTCCGGTTTCGAGCAAGTCTTATGCGATCTTTCCAAAATCGGGTATGATGCGGAATGGCAATGTATATCAAACTACGCTTTTGGATACCCGCACAAAAGGGAAAGACTTTACCTTATTGCCTACTCCAACGAAATCGGATTGCAGAGCGACGTATGCAAATGTAGAAGCATTAACTCGATATTTAAACAGTGGACATCAGATACGAGTGTCGGATATACTTGCGCAAAAAGGATTCTTGAAATCCCAGCGCATAGCACTGTTAGAAATGATGATGGGTTTCCCAATTGGTCACACAGAGTTGGAAGTATCGGCAATGCAGTAAATCCAACAGTGGCAAAGTATTTATTCGAGTGTATTAAGATATTCGATAAACAATTAGAGTAAAACAAAAACATGAATAAGGAAGAATTTCTGAGCAAAAGAGATGCCATCGATTTAACGCTAAAAGAATTGAACGGTGAAAAGAAGAAGTTGGAAAAGGAATACATTGAATCCAACCAAGGATTCAATGTTGGAAGCAAGGTCTGTATAACGGTCCCGGCTCATGAAAGGTTTTCTCTTTTGAGCAATGAAAGGATATTGGTTTCCGAAGCGAAGAAGTTAGCCTATATTGCAGATTATGAGATTGATGATGACGGAGAGGTTGTTCCCTCTTTAAGACAGTTGGATAACAATGGGGGTATGTCAGCAATACCTTTATATGTTAATTTTAAGAAGGTTATAATTGAATTAATGTAAATCAGATATAGAAATGAATACTAAAACATTTCAAGAAGTCGCCAGGATTTGGAGTGATGCGAAACGACCTATCATAAAGCATGCCACGATGTGCGCGTATATGCTTACCCTTCAAACCCATTTACTCCCATATTTTGGGACGGCGACAGCTATATCGGAAAGCGACGTTCAGAAATTTGTTCTCCACAAGCTTTCCTCTGGTCTTGCTAAAAAAACCGTAAGGGATATTGTGGCGGTGCTGAAATCTATAGTCAAGTATGGTGGGAAACATAAGTTATTCCCTTATGAGGAGTGGGAGATAAACTATCCTACAGATACCGAATCTCACCGTTTGCCTACTTTGTCCTTAAACCATCAACAGATACTGATGAGCCATCTCACCGAATCCCCAACTCCTAAGAATATAGGCATTCTGCTGTCTCTGTGTACCGGCATGAGGATTGGAGAGGTGTGTGCCCTGCGATGGGAAGATGTGGATTTCAGACAGAAGGTAATCACCATTAGTTATACAGCAGGAAGGATATACAACTGCGAATCAAGAACTACGGAAAGGACTTTTACTTTCCCCAAAACACGAAATTCATACCGGGAGATACCTATCTCAAGACAGCTTCTCTTTGCCTTGAAGGAAGTAAAGAAAATATCTCCGTCCCGATTTGTAGTAGGAACATCAGAACGTCCGGAAGATCCCCGTTCTTACCGTGATTTCTTTGCCCGGCTCTTGAAGCGTCTGAATATTCCGCACATTGTGTTTCATGGACTCCGGCATACATTTGCTACCAGATGCATTGAAAGTCAATGCGATTATAAGACAGTGAGTGTAATTCTTGGACATTCGAATATCGCTACCACACTCAATTTATATGTGCATCCCAATATCAATCAGAAACAAAGATGCATTGAGCGAATGAGCAACTTCTTAAAAATTAAATAACCCTCAAAACGATATAGATATGAAACAGAAGTTAGAAGAAGCAGCAAGAGAATATGCAGAATCAGTAATTGATTCATTCGGAGCAAACGGAGTTCCTAATGGCGTTTCCGATATTAAGGGAATGATTGCTCTTGGTTTTGAAAATGGCACATCATGGCTTTCAAATCAGATTAAATCTATCATCTTGGATGATACGTTGACAGATGGGGAAGTCATAGATAACATTAGTGAGCTATTGAACCAACAAGGATGTATTGGAGCGGATTAAAGAGAAAGGAGATTGATTATGGAAGAACTTATTGACTATTTGAATCAATCCGGATTGACGGGATTAGTACGTACATATATAATTGTCGGAGGTATTTCATCTGTCATTGTATTTATTTTGACAATATGGACTTTTATTAAAATGTCACGTGCTCTTAATGTTAGGGAAAAATCTATGTTGGATTTTCAACGTAGACGCAAAAAAGGGGGAAAAAAATTAACTTGTAACAAACAGATATAGAAAGGAACTAATATGGGAAAGAGTATCAAAGGACTTGCCAGTTCAATCATCTTTAATCAAAAGGTGGTTGAACAAATGAATGGCATAAATAAAAACAATAAAGGGAAAGCATCCCCAATTTATATACCAACTAAAAAACGGAAGTAATGAAAGCTAAATTTAGAATTGGAGAAAGAGTAAAAATAGCCAATCACCCAGATAAATCTAAGATTGGCAACGAGGTTGAGATAATTAACCTCCATCATTCTAATTTTAATCTACAAAAGGGGTATGTGGATGAATGGTTATACAATGTATGGGATGGTGCGAAATCTTTAGGATGGGCACCTGAGTGCGACTTGGTAATTAATAAACCTTCAAGAAAGATATGAAACAGAAGTTAGAAGAAGCGGCAAAGGAATATTACGAAAGATACAAAAATCATTTGGCAAAAGATATATTCAGACCAAGAGTAGTAGATATTTTCAAATCCGGTGCTGAATGGCAGTCAAAGCAATCTCCTTGGATAAGTGTTAAGGAACGGTTGCCGGAAAATAATACAGTGGTTCTGACAAGAGGGGCTTATGGCTTCCTTATTTGCCAGCTTTCATCTTTGGGTGAATGGGAAACTGGAGCAAATGTTGGTAAAGAAAGATTAGGCATTACCCATTGGCTTCCTATCCCTTCTTTTGATGAGATACTCGAAGCCAACAGGGATGTACTTGAACGAATTAAAGAGAAAGGAGACTGAAAATGGAAGTAAAGAACGGAATAATAATAGATGGATTACTGCATGAGATGACGAGTGAAAATGTCCCATGCAACCAATGCTCACTGTTGCGCATTTGCAGTAAGTCAGAAAAGGAAGAATATTCCATCTGTCTTTGTGCTTTGATGAGCTGTGATGGTTTTGTTAACCGCGGAAAAGTAAAAATAGAGAAGGAGGAATAACTATGGGATTTACAACACCGTGCTTTATACGCAAAAATACACCGGAACTTCGGAAGAAGTTGGAGGAGTTGGGATATAAAAATCGTAATTTATATTTCTATGATTGTATTGGCGTAGTATACGATGGATTTGATTGTATTAGTCAATGGATGTTTGGAAGTATATGGGATTTTGCAGATTGCATTGATTGCGGAACCAACGAAGAACTTTTCTTGGCTATTGCTGCATTAAGGGATGATACAGACAACAACCAACTATTCACTAATGGTAATGGCGATTGGGGTATATACCGGGATGGCTCTGATGGAGGTTTGTCTGGAATGGATTTCTATGGGATGCCTAATGATTTTGAGATTGACAATTATCACAAGGCTACTGTAGACGAACTAATTGAACATTTTAAAACAAAGGAGGAACAATGAAGAGAATAATTACTGTCCAAGATATGATTAACGAATTAATGTTAGTTGCCAATAAAGATGCTGAAATAAATATCGTAATGAATACAGGAGATTATCAAACTGAATACCACCCAGATTTATATGATTTTTCCGTCATTGATTTTACTGATGTACATCCTGATGATGGAGACTCAGAAAATAAAGTAGTAATAGAAATGTTTCGTTAAAAAAGGAGAAATGAACGATGCACCAGTGTGAATATTGTTGTTGGTATAATGATAGATGTGGGAATTGTGATTGTCCTACAGCTATGAAAAGACAAGCGTGTGAAAAAGCTAAAAATGCCAAAGAGCACAATGAAAAACCTAAAATAAAATAGTCATGACCGAAGAACTTGTAACATTAGAAACAGCGGAACTGTTGAAAGAGAAAGGATTTTTAGGAAGAAAATATATTATAGATGTTTCCACTTTGCTACATTGTTACAAATTTTTATCCGTTCCTCCGCAATCCGTTGCACAAAAGTGGCTTCGTGAAACCAAAAATATTCATATATGTATATACAACTGTGCCTGTGGCTATGGATACGAAATATCTAAAGCTGACAATGGAACTCATATAGCCAGTTCTGCTTATAAAGGAACAAATGACGGAGGGGAATGGGATAGCTACGAAGAAGCACTTGAGGCAGGATTACAGGAAGCATTAAAACTTATATGATTATGAGAAAACTATATAAAGTAACCAATTTCGGGGGCATTCTTAATCGGGTGGTCCCCTTTTCTTCACACTAACAAACTATAGATAATCAAATGATAGTACATCATTTTACAAGAGTTCCGGTTGGAAGTACTGTCTATTGCGACAATCAGCCGGTTAAAATACTAGAGAAAGGATATGCCCTTGCTCTATGTGATGCCAATGGGAAACGGGTATATATCACCTGCTATGATTTGGAAAAGAAACCATTCGTGCAGACGAATGGGGAAGAATGAAAAAGAGCCAACCCACGCACGACCATGAATCAGCTCTTCCTTACACGATTATGATGCAAATATACTATTTTCTTTTAAATTAATCGTGTTATGGTGAAGGAATTTTCAGCAATATCAGAATTAAAATCTATAAGAGAACAAAAATCAAGGCTTTCTGAAAGAGAACAAGAATTAGTTAAACCTATTTTGTCTGATTTAAATATTATACCTATAATATTTAAGTGGTATTGTGAAATCGTTGGGAATTGTGGATTATCTCAAAGGAGAGCTAGTTCTTGTTTCCGGCAAAAGTTTATATTTATAATTCTGTTTCTGTATTCGCCTAGTACATTGGCTGGTGGTAAAATAGTAAAGGGGATCCGGGATATACTTGCTCGTATTTTAGGGTTTAAATCTCCTACTGGAATTTCTAATCTTTACGTCAATGTCATGTTTAACTATAACAATTATAAAGATTATCGAACAGATATAAATTATCTTTACACCGAAATAATAAATAGATTAAAAATTAAAGGACTAATCAATTAATGGGATTTGAAAAAACAGGTTGGCTTCTATTAAATTGTGACCTAATTACTAATGTCACATATAAAAAATGAAGATATTTTGTTATCTTTGGTTGTAGTAGTACCTTTGGACGAATAGCAGTAGTTCAAAGGTATTTTTTTATATATGGCAGCACCTAAGGGAAATCAATTTTGGAAATTACATAGTAAACATGGCCGAGATACGTTGTTTTCTACACCTGATTTGATGTGGGAGGCTGCTTGTGAATATTTTCAATGGTGTGACGATAACCCTTGGCGTGTTGTTAAAAATAAGACTAAAGGGAAAATCAAAGAAAAAGAGGATAGCCCAACTCAACGACCGTATACATTATCTGGGTTTCTGTTCTATATAGGAGCGAATAATGGATATTGGAGTGAGTTTAAATCAAGCCAAAAATATGAAGCATTTTCCGAAGTCGTATCACGCATAGAAAATATAATCGAAACTCAGCAGCTTGAAGGAGCTATTGTGGGAGCGTTTAATCCTAGTATTATAGCTCGTAAATTAGGACTTGCAGAGAAGCAAGATAGTACAATCAAACTGAAAGGGAGCATCCCTGTCATTGAGTTCTTGAAAAATGGAGGGGTCAAAAGATGAGTTTGTTTGGTATTATATCACAAAGTAAGTATGCTCCTTTATATGAGAACACTGATAAGTTTATTACTATTGTAACTGGGGGAAGAGGAAGCGGGAAAAGCTATAATATTTCTACATTTTTAGAGAGACTGTCTTTTGAAAGTGGCCATAAAATATTATTCTCCCGTTATACGATGGTTTCGGCTTCCATGTCTATTATTCCGGAATTTCAAGAAAAAGCAGAGTTAGATCTTGCGCCGGAATATTTTGATGTCACTAAGGTCGATATAACCAATACCTATTCTGGCAGTGTTATTATGTTTCGCGGGATAAGAACTTCATCAGGCGTCCAAACTGCTAAACTAAAGTCAATTCAAGGTCTTACAACCTTTGTATGCGATGAAGCAGAAGAGTGGACAAGCGAGGAAGATTTTGAAAAGATTATGTTGTCTATTCGACAAAAGGGCATTCAGAACCGAATCATTATAATTATGAACCCATGTGATAGCAATCATTGGGTGTATAGGCGATTCATTGAGAAAACTCACAAGCTGGTAGAGATTGACGGTGTGCAGGTCCAAATCTCTACTCATCCGAATGTACTTCATATCCATACTACGTATTTTGATAACTTGGACAACCTTTCTCCTGAGTTCCTGAAAGAGGTCGAGGATATGAAGGTAAATAATCCGGAGAAATATGCCCATGTGGTTATCGGTCGCTGGGCTGACGTGGCGGAGGGAGCTGTGTTCAAAAAATGGGGCATCGTGGACGAGTTCCCACAATGGTGCAAAAAGGTGGCTCTTGCTTCCGATTGGGGATTTACGAACGACCCATCAACAGGAATCAGGTGTGGAATTATTGACAATAGACTTTATGTGGATGAATTGTTTTATGAAACAGGAATGTTAACCAATGAGATTGCACGTAAATTGAAGCCATGGGGATTGAAAGTGTACGGGGATAGCGCAGACCCTCGTTTAATACAGGAAGTGAAAAACAGGGGCGTGAACATCTATCCAGTCGATAAATATCCTGGTTCTGTGGTTGCCGGTATTGATAAAATAAAAGAATATGAATTGTTCGTTACAAAACGTTCTTACCACATTATGGAAGAACTACGCAATTATGTTTGGGACAAGGATAAAGATGGACATTATATTAATGAGCCGATAGACGCTTGGAATCATTGCATCGACCCGATTAGGTATTATATTTTGGGACATATCTTAGGGCGAATTTTGAGACCGCGCGACAATTCGGGAATATTCGCGCACTAAATATTGATATATGAGAACAATAGACGAAGTTTTAAAAATAGAAGATATAGGCCAAAAGATAGCCTATTTAAAAAAAGGCCGCAAGACAAAGCTCCCTGATGCAGCGAAGCTCTATAGCGATTGGGACCCCAACCGGCACGAGATAATCACAGACACGGAGAAGTACCCGAAGATTAAAATCACGGTCGAAAAGGAGAAAGAGACCTATGATGAAAAGTCAGGTAAGATAATCACCATCCCGAAGAGAACGAAGGACGTGGAGCCTAACCGCATCGCTTTACCTATCGAGCAGGATATCGTAAACATACAAACAGCATTTACTGTTGGAACAGAACCTTTGCTTGATTGTAATCCCGACAAGACAGAAGAGGGGATATTCTTGGCATTAAAACAAATTTTAAAACGAAATAAGATTAAGTACCAAAATAAAAAGATTGTCCGTTCATGGCTGGCAGAACAGGAATGTGCCGAATATTGGTATGTGGTCAAAGATGATGATTTTTGGTCGAAATTAAAACGTAAAGTCTCTGATATATTTGGGAATTCCAAACCTGAATATCGTTTGAGAAGTGTCATTTGGTCCCCCTTTCGCGGAGATAAACTTTACCCTTTTTTTGACGATAGCGGTGATTTAGTTGCTTTTTCTCGTGAGTATAAAAAAAAGGATTTGGATGATGTGGAAATTACTTGCTTTATGACCATTACATCCGATTTTGTTTATCAATGGGAACTTTCCGATGAATGGAAGCCGGTGTCTGCATTCAGACATAACTTCAAGAAACTGCCTATACTGTATTGTTATCGTCCAGAAGCTTATTGTGAGAAGATTAATACACTTCGGGTGCGGTTGGAAAAACTGATGTCAAATTATGCGGACTGCATTGACTACCATTTCTTCCCTATTTTGATGCTATTTGGTGATGTACAGCGTTTTTCAGGTGAGTTTAAAAATCGTGTTGTGGAACTACTTGGAGACAAAGCTGACGCACAGTATTTAACATGGCAGCAAGTTCCTGATACAATTAAGTTTGAAGTGGAAACTCTTTTTTCTCAGATATATGGATTGACTAACACTCCACGCATTTCGTTTGACAGCCTTAAAGGTACAGGCAATGCCGTGTCGGGAGTAGCTTTCGATTACGTATTTATGTCGACCCATTTAAATGTGGAGAACTTGAATGAAACGATGGGAGACTTTATGCAGAGACGTGTTAATTTCCTCATTTCTGCACTTGGTTCTGTTAATTCCAGCCTTGAGCCTGCCTCCAATACTATTGACGTTGATGTCCAAATGCAACCTTACCGGTTGGAGGATTTGAGCGAGAAGATTGATGTGGCTATCAAGGCTAAAGATGGGGGGATTTGGTCTCAGCAAAGTGCCATGGCATTTGTAGGGAACATAGATAAAATGCAAGAAGAAATAGAACAGATAAATGCGGAATAGCCGTTGTGATTTGCTTTCAAATTGTCATTGCCTATTCCCATGCCCGGTAGCCGTATTGCTACCGGGGCGTCTAAGATGATATGTTGGCAAAGAATCCCCAACAAGTGTTCTTATACTTAAATTATGTGGCCGTATTAATAAAGGCAGTCTTTAAAGTCGTGCTAATACTGCCTTTGTATAATCGTGTTACATATTTAATTTTAGAGCTTTGCCTATTGCTTCATCAGCTCTATCTGAAAAGATAACGCCTACAATACCACTCAATTCAGTGGTGAAATTACAAAGCGAATTACTCATTCTGATTAGCTGGTCTTCTGCATCAATCACGCAGGTAACTTCTTCATCGAGAATTAAAGAGTTAACCTTATTTCTCGTTTCTCTAAGCAAGCAGATAGCTTCTAATATGCCATCATGTACAGCTTGTTTCTTTATTCTTCTAAATTAATCTGTGTCATATTCGTTATATTTTAATGTTTGTACTTAATTTTAAAATCAATAGAAAAATCTCTCACCGTCTTTCCCGAACAGTCTGTATCCTAAGTACAGGCTGACGAATATTATTATTAGTTCTATCATAATTTGGGGTATAGTTTGGGCTGTACGTCATTACTCCGTACCTCTAAATGATTGATTTATAATGATTATACTATTTTCGCAAGTTTCCCATCAGACTTACTTCCGCCAAACAGGTGGTTGATGTAGGCTAATCCTTTTTGAGTGCACAGCACTTTCATCACTATAATGTCCGGATGGTTATTGCGGTGTATAGGTGGCAGTTGGGTTAACTCGAAATATCCGGCATCCACGTACTTCTGTTTCGGCTCGTTCCGTTTGAAAAGTATTCCCTTCTCCTTTAGCTTCTTGAAAAGCGTGTTGCGTCCGAACGGCAAACCGAGTATTTTGGCGGCTTGACCTATATCTACCTTTCCCTCTGCCTTGAAAGCTGTTTGGGCGAATGACACCAAAGGTTCCTGTCTGGCGTTTTTGTCCTCAAGCTGCTTAATCTTCTGCTCTGCAATCTCTATACGTTTCTGCAAAATTTGTTGGGAACGCATGAGGATATAATCATCATCCTTTAGCAATGCTTCCCGTCTGTTAAACTCATTGATGAACCTTTCTTTGAACTCGCCTGCTTTTGCTCCGGTGTAACCCATGACAAGGAAACTGAAACCGTCTTTGGTCATGGTGTACATCTTGTAAGTTTGTCCGTTCTGTGGGTGGACGTAGGGGGTCTCGCCAAAATTGGCGTCCCTAAAACTCGTTGAACATGAAAGGTTTTCAATGTCACGGCAAACTTTATTATGTTCTTTACCGAACACTTGTGCTACAATCAAACTTGTGGTAATATCCACACCTTTTTCATTTTCATATACCAACGTTGATATAATTTCATTACCTTTGCCGTTGTAAACTGATACGTTATTCATATTATTTATTGGTTTATGGTGTGCGGTAGTACCAGTACCGCACACATTGTTTATATTACTATTTCAAATCACCGATAGAAAGCAAATTTGCACGCTTGAATGAACGATATTCACCACGCTCTGTATCGAAGTAAGTAAACAGGGTATCATTCGGTTTCTTACCTGTACCTTTTGTTTCAGGTAACAGGTTTTCTCGCAAGCTGCCAAACGCTTCTCTGATTTCGCCCGATACTTTACGATAGTAGAAGCGCACAATCTTTTGCTTCATTTGCATTTTTAGTCTCATATTCAGCCAAGCCACCTTTAATGCCTCAGACATCGTATAACCATTCTTACGTACCATTTGCCAAGCTAGCTTCATTACGCTGCTTAAAAAATCTCTTGTTCTCATATTGCTTATGTTTTATCTATTGTTTTATTACTTTGTTGATGCAAATATATAGTATATATGCGAAATAATCAAACCACTATTATGTATTAATGCTATATTTAACAGCTTTTATATAGTATTGATGCTAAATTTACACTTATTTACATAAAATATAGTATAAGTAAATAAATATCTTATTTTTATTTCGCATATAAACTATATTTATTATATTTGCGCCAAAAACAAGAAATATATGGCAAATACAGAATTAAGAATTAAGGAACTTTGCAGAGAAAAGGGGCTAACGCAAGCCCAACTCGCCGATAAATTAGGGATACAACCTGTTTCTTTCTCACAGGCTGTTTCTCGTAATAAGTTTAATATGGATAGGCTATCAGAAATAGCAGATGCGTTGGGAGTTGAAATTCCTGAACTCTTTAATAAACCAAAAGAGGGAGTGATACACTGTCCTCATTGTGGAAAAGAAATAAAATTGAATCCTAATGTTTAATTAATAAATAAAAGTAAAATGAAGAAAATGTTATTTATGCTGCCCATGCTGGTGGTTTTGTTTATCATCTCATCTTGCTCTAAAGATGATGAATTAATAGAAAATAATGATGACTTATCTTCACCATCCATTATTGGTACTTGGGAAGATGGTAATTATTTCGTCTCTTTTGGCGAAGATGGTTTCTATTCTGCTTATATAGCAGATGAATTTATTGATAGCGGCGATTATGACCAAACAGAAAATGAAATTTCATGTTTAAATAATTATTTCAATAGAGAAACGATTTATACCATTAAGAATATATCAGATACTGAAATGAACGTCGAAATTTCATACGTTGATTTACATGGGGAGAGAAAACATAAAACTTTAAACTTAACAAAATCAAATGATGCAATAGTTTCAAGAAGTAATACCTTAAGTGGGAAGTCGATAACAACATACTCTGCTTATTTTGGCAATGTTACAAGAACCTTTAATACATTTAATTCTGGCATAAAATCAGCAACTAAAGGTAGTGCTAAAAATTATCCCTTAAATTTCTTTTATATTTATATCGGCAATAGGATGTATCACCAGATACTGAATAATAGTTCAATACAAGTACCAACTATTGGTGCTTGGACAACAGATTATAATGAAGTAATATGTTGGGAGTTATCATTTTCTCCTAACGGCAGTATTAATGATTTTAACTATATTGAATTATAATTCCAGCCCCGTTCCTATGGTTCGGGGCATTTTTGTACCTTAAAGTTGCGTTACGCGAACAATTTTGATACGGCAAAGAAAATGCTGAAAAAGTTGTCACATGAAGAAATATCTTTGTTATTTGTTGCTATATAAAGAAACTTTTGCTATATTTGTAGCATGAAACGTAAAATAATAACATACGGAGGATATTTTGAAAGATTTATTTCCACGCTTTCAGACAAAGAAATCAAGAAACTGGATTATATAATCTCCTTGTTGGAATCAGAGGATAGGTTGCCGATTAAATTCATAAAGTTTCTGCGTGACGAATTGTATGAATTGCGCATGGAGTACAACAGTAATATCTATAGGGTGTTCTTCATCTTTGACGAGGGAGCAATAGTTGTCTTGTTCAACGGTTTTCAAAAGAAAACGCAAAAGACACCACCGGCAGAAATAGAAAAAGCATTAAAAATAAAGGAGGCATATTATGGAAACAAACAATCATCAAATAAATGATTACAGTGCTGTTCTCGAACAGAAATACGGAAAAGACGGTTCTGTTGAAAGAGCTAAATTCGATGAGGAGGCATACGCTTTCTACACGAGCCAAATTCTTGTGGAAGCAAGGAAAGAAGCGAAGATGACACAAAGCGAACTTGCAAAAAGAGTTGGCACAAACAAGTCTTATATCTCCAAAATAGAGAACGGACTTATAGAGCCGGGGGTAGGGCTGTTCCTGCGCATAATTAACGCGCTCGGTCTGAAATTCGACATTGTGAAACCTATGATGTAAAGGCAAAAGAAAGGGAATGATATGGAAACTTACACTTTGAATGATATTAAAAAAGAAGTTTACGGAGAAATAGGCACTCCGCGCCGGGATAAGATTGAAACCGAACTTTCCAACCTGCGTGTCGGGCTTCAAATACGCAATGCCCGTGAAGCAAGGAAAATGACACAAAGAGAGCTTGCAGGGAAAATAGGGAAAGAACGGTCTTTTATCTCTAAAATTGAAAGGGAGGGCAGTAATATTACCCTTTCCACGCTTTATGATATTGTAACGAAAGGGCTTGGAGGGAAACTTGACATACAAGTCCAGCTTTGAAAAACTGCGCTACGTGTTTTCAAGCCTTCGAAGCAAACTCCCCTCTTGTACTGATAAAGCGGAATTTGTGAATGCCAATTGGTCAATATCTGATTATAAATAATAAATTCAGCCCCGAACCAGAAGGAACGGGGCTTTCCATTTCAATATAAAAATTCAAATAAAAATTGCTATATAGCCACACCTCCTTATCGTATTTATGACAATCGTTCTAATGTCATAAATACGCCTTCTGATTATTTCTTATCCTCTTTATTAATAACGAATTTTACCGTATGAAATTTATAAATCAAATTCATACGGTATGACAATCTTAGAACAGATCTTGACAGGACTGCAACAGAAGTTTACTGGGGTAGACACTGCCACTTTGACCCGAATCGCCACCAAAAAGGCAGAGGGCGTAACGGACGGAACACAGGTAAACTCAATCGTTGAGGGTATCTCTTTTCAGGACGTGATGCAAAATTATGGTGATTTCCGTGCAGGACAAGCACAGGCTTCCTCGATATCGAACTATGAGAAGAAGCATGGGCTGAAAGACGGAAAGCCAATCGAGAATCCCAACCCAAATCCGAAGCCGAAGCCGGAAGAAGAAAAGAAAGATGATGTTCCATCTTGGGCACAAGCTCTGATTGATTCCAACAAAACTCTTTCTGAAAAACTTGCCGGTTACGAACAGGAGCGAGTACAGGCACAGCGCAATGCGCAGGTATCCGCTAAAGCAAAAGAATATGGTATTCCCGATTTTATGTTGAAAGATCGCAATATTCCAACAGATGCGGACTTGGACGCTTATTTCAAGGACGTGAAACAGGAGATGACCAATGCGGGATTTCAAGGCGTGGAAGTTCCCCAAACAGCAGAGCAGCGTACCGAAAAAGAAAACCATGCCATTGCTGCCATGATTAACAAGGGAACGGAAGAGATTAACAAACAGAATCAGTAACTTAAAAAGGTAAAAAGATTATGCCAGCAGGACTTCATTACAATTTGGAACAGATTGAAAAGCCTACTCCTGAAATGTGCCGTATTGAAACGATATATCGCTATTCAGGAGGTTTCAATCTGGTTCTTACAAACCTTACGGGCGTGAAAACCATTCCGCCCCTTACGCCGTTGGTTCTTGACTTCAAAAAAAGACAAGCCACGGTGGTAATCAATGTGGAAGTGGCAGAGAAGTACACCACAGGCACAAACATGAAAGTGAAGAAAAATTCATTGGCTTATGTCGGTATGTTTATCGGAGATGGTACGAATGGGGCTAAAGTTAACAAGATTGACAAAGCCAATGCCGACTACGACACACTTACTTTGGCAGCAGCTTTCGGGAGTAGTGTGACGGTTGAAGCCGGAACGGTGCTATTTGAAGCCAAAGCGCAGGATGGTACAGAACCGAAAGCAACTGCAACAGCGTTGAACTATGCCACTACCAAAGTCGAAGAAGGAGCAACCGTGACAGCCATCGGACGTGCCTACGAGATTAGACCGACCAAGCTCATTGTCCCCATCTCTGAGAAGGATAAGGCTTCTCTCGGTGATAGATTCATGTTCACTTATTAAGGAAAGGAGGGTATATGTATTTGACAGTTCAGACATTATTGAATGACCCCGAAATAGTAAAAGCGGTGATTGACCGTGTGCAAGCTCTCCGCCTTGATACTATTTTTTGGAAGAAGCATCTTGATTTCGAGGAAACGAAATCACGCGTGTTTAAAACCTATCTCGGTACGGTTACAGGTGTAACAGCCGGTTCTGTTATCGACCGCAATTCTAACAAGCCGTTAAGAGAGCGTAAATCTCTTGGTTCAGGATATGGCGAAGTCGCTTATTTGGGTGACCGCTACCAGATGGATAATGACCGTTTGGATATGTTACAGGAACTTGTTACCAAGTTTAACAATGCACGCACAACAGACCAACAAAGAGCATTGAACGACATCATCAACTATATTACGGATGATATGCGCCAAGTGTTGCTCGCTCCGCATAAGCGTATGGATATCGTGGACGGTGATTTACGTTCAGATGGCAAGGCTTCTGTGAAAGTAGATGATAACCCGCAAGGAATCGAAATGCTTGACATGGAATTGCCGGTCCATCGCCTTACACCGGGAACTGAAGACAAAGAGCACTTTGTGAAATATATTATGGACCAAATTGTTGAACTTCGTACGAAGTTCGGTATGTTCGTTTCGATGGAAATGTCGCGAAAGACATTCATCAATTCTATTGTCGGATCAAAGGACTTTGGTGAGTTCTATAAACAGTCTTTCGCACAGAAAGAAGTGCAACTATCTTCCGGCTTGATGTCCAGCGAAATGGCTACTACCATCTTTCAAGGGTTTGGCTTGCCCCCTATCGTAATCAACGAGGATTTGGTTGAGCTTCCCGATGGAACCATGAAACAGGTGTTCAAGGACAACCGCATTTCGTTGTTTACCACCGCCAAACAAGGCAAGATGCGTTGGCATACTCCGTATGAGATTACCGACCCTGTACCTGGTAAAACCTATAGCCGTTCAGATGGCGGTATGTATATCTCCAATGTAAGAACGGATGAAGGAAGATTCATGGAATATGGTTGTGAATGGATTCCTGAATATACCAATCCGAACAAAATTGTAATTGTGGATTTGGACACAATGCTAAGCTAGGATGAAAGTACTTGATTACATAAAGCAGTCCTTCAGGGATTTTGGCATTACTTTGAGTGATGCCAATATCCTTACAATCCTAAAGCCATCAGGAGTAGTTGGAGAAGATGATGTAGAAAACTTAAATAACAGCCAATTCAGGGATGTTTCGGTCGGTATGGTAAAGTTTATCCCTACCCTCTTACTGCGTGGTAGTTCCAAGTCCGTATCGGAAAACGGGCACTCCAAATCACAATCTTGGGACATTCAGGGTATCAAAGACTATTATTCCCTGATGTGCAAACAGTACGGATTGAAGGATGAGTTGAACTCGGACAAACCTAAAGTGACTTTTTTGTGATATGTTAGACGAAGCGCCTCATATATTAATGGTAAGAACGGTGATACCGCCAGACAATGACGAGTACGGGCGACCGATACCCGGCACAGGCGGAGAGTCGTGGAATGAATTTACAGAATGCTTTTGCCATGATAATTCCCAACAGCAGGAAGTATCGGTAAATGGCAAGCTATGGGTTTATTCCTACCATATAGTGTATGAAGGCAAGAAAATAGCATTAGACACAAAAGTAAGATGTTTGGATAAAGAAACGAAAGAGGTTGTAGGGAAAGGCAAGGTAATCAAAAATGCTGAGTGCTATTCGGAAGAACTGAAAGGACGTTGTGACATTTGGGTATGATAGTAACAGGGGATATATATAAGATTATTTTCAAAGAAGTTCAGGATTTCGGCATTAAGGCTATTTATGACAGCTGGAATTCAATCGATGCGCCTTTGAAAGACGAAGCTATAGTCATTATCACTTCAACTCCGATTGAACCAGACACTTATTGGGAGAAAACCTTTGTATACGTGAGTATTTGTGTGCCGGACTATCTGGGAAAGGTTAACACGGTAAGATTAAACGAATTGGAAAGATTGTCTGCATTGTGGATTGAGGATGAAATAGTTTGCGATTTTGACGGAAGTTGGTATATGATATCTAAGTCATCACTTGGCATTGAAAGAGATAACGCTTTAAAATGTAGTTATGTGAGCATAAAATTATCGTTTGAAATTTTAAATGTAAAATAATATGAAACCATTTATCGGGATAAAAAAGATTTGGTACGGTGATGTTATTAGTGAAGCCGTAACCAAAACAAGCTTAAAAACTCTACTCGGTAGCATGACTGAAGTAAAAAACTCACATCAAGACACATGGCAGTATACAGAGGATGACCCTACTTATACTGACTATATTAATGAGTTAAATGGAGAAATTTACTATCGTGATGTTACACAAAAAGGAGCCAAAACCATTACATTTACAATGGGAGAATGGACTTTTGATGACAAAGTAGCCTTGCAAGGCGGAGAAAAGGTGGATACTGATGCAGGTTGGGCTGCTTCCGATACTCCCGGTATTATCAATCAAGGCATTGTGGCTCAAACAAAAACAGGTAATTATATTGTCTTTACTAATGCTGCTGTTATCGCTAAGGGAACCCAAGCAGAAAAGAATATCGGGTTAGGAGTCACTGCGGTGGCAATGAGTAACACTAATGCCGGGGTGAAGAGCGATTACCTGTTTGATGGTGCAAAAATTGACGCAGGTGGATGATATTTTTATTAGAATGTAATAGATCGTTTTCGGATGGTGGTGGGTGGTTGCTTACCACCATTTTAATTTAAACTTATGGATGCAGCAAAAATAGTTAATGCAGCCGTTTTAGAGAAAGACTTTGAAACGGTATTTGTGAATGATAATGTTTATGTGATTCACCCTCCTACGATTCATAAGATAGCAGGAGCGGGATATTATCTGAGTGATTTAAAGGATGGGACTACGGTAATGGATATGCTACGTTCATTGAAGGATGTTAAATGTGCGTCAAAAGCTCTATCTTGGCTAATCCAAGGCAATGAAGAGCTAAGTGAAGAACTATCTAAAGGTACATTTGACGAAGTAGTAGAAGCGTTAGCAATTGGGCTATCAATGATTTCTGTGGAAAATTTTTGCAAGCTGTCAATTTTAGCCAAGAACGTAGCAAATTTGACAGCAAAACAGAAGCAGTAGGAAATGACTGTTTACTTGGACAGATTGCATCGTTCATTGAGTCTCTGCATCTGTCCTATGATGAAGTGGTATATAAGATACCATATAGGAATATGGTGATTATGCAAAAGGATAAGCTTCATACAGCTTATGGTGACGTGATGAAAGAAGTTTTGGATGAAGATATGTTTAAGAATAGAGAATTTGACAATTAATGGAATTTCATGGAGACATATCAGGTTTAGACGAACTGGAGCGGCAAATTGAGGACGTTTATTTCAATAGACTGATTGAAATAGGCAGGGAGGCAATCCGTATAGCTCATAATGCCAGTGGTACCAAAGAATACCCGAGGATATATCAAAACCATACATGGAATCTGCGTAATGCTCCGGGCTTTTGTGTCGTGCGAAATGGTAAAATCATTGCTTTAGAGGTTTATGGCAAAGGCTCTAATATGGAAGCTGTTCAAAACACCACATATTATCTACAATACCATAGCAAGGAAGAAGACGGTCTTTATTTGGCTGATGGTATGAATTATGCAAGTTTTGTTCAATCAAAGGGGTTTGATGTGTTAGATTCGGCTATTCAATATGCAAAAAGAATGGTAAAAAAGAAAATATTTTAGGTAATGGCAGGTATATTCGCAAACATAGACAGTGATATTCGGAAACTTCAAAGATTGAAGCAAGAAATCGAGAATGTAAAGGAGGCATTGAAAAGTATCAATGTGAAAGTTGATATTGATATAGCCAAAGGGATGGAGGAGCAATTGAAATCCCTTATGAGGCAATACGATACTTTGGTAAATAAAGTGTCTGAGGCAGAAGGCAAAATCATGCTTTCTACAAGACGTATAAATGATACTTCGGAAAAGATTATCAAGGCGCAGGAGCAGCTTTCAAAAGCGGCAGGTATGAATCCGCAATCTGGTAGTGGTAATGTAAACACACCTGCGAATAATGCGGAAACAGCAAGCGTACAGGCACAGGCTAAGGCATATGATGAACTAAAACAAATTATTAATGAGACATCTGGTTCATTATTGAAAAATGTCAATGCGCAATATGAAGTAAACCATGCAATAGGTTTATATTCTAAGGAATTAAAAGAAATAGAGAAGACAAGAAAGAGCAGAGGGAAAGATGCAGAATATACTATTGCAGAATCTGCACGGATAAAACAACTCACGCTGACTATAGAACAGTTAAAAATAGCAAGAAGTGATGCCTCACGCGAAGTGAGGACACAAATAAAAATACATAATGCGGCTACAGATTCTTTAAATGAGTTACGACAAGAACTTATCAGAATGAAAGATGCTTATGCTGATATGTCCGCCGAAATGCGTAATAGTAGTAAAGGAGCGAATTTAATAGCTTCTATCCAGCAAGCTCACAAAGAAATAAGTGAAATCGAGCAATCTATGGGTGTTTTTAGCCGTAATGTAGGTAACTATGCTAGCGGTTTCAATGGCTTAAATATGTCTGTACAACAGATTGTACGTGAACTTCCTTCTGCTGCTATGGGGTTGAATACGTTCTTTCTTGCCATCTCAAACAATATTCCTGTATTGGCTGATGAAATCAAACGTGCAAAAGCCGCCAATGAAGAGTTAAAGGCATCAGGGAAGAAAGGTATCCCTATTTGGAAGCAAGTTGCGTCATCATTGTTTAGTTGGCAATCTGCATTAATTGTAGGCATTACTTTGCTCACCACTCATGGAGATAAGGTTGGGGAATGGATTACTTCTTTATTTAAAGCTAAGGATGGCATAGCACCTCTCTCAGCTGCGACCTCTGAATTAAATAAATACATTGCAGAAAATAATAATGGGTATGGTAATAGTATAGCGACATTGAATAAATTGCAATCCAAATGGAAAGAATTAGATGGTGATTTATCAAAACAAAAAACTTTCATATATGAAAATAGAGATGCTTTTTCTGAACTTGGTGTTTCAATTAATGATGTTAATGATGCCGAAAAAATTCTTTCTTCTGGAACGGACCAGTTTATCAAGACTCTTGACTTAAGAGCAAAAGCAGCAGCGGCTTATCAATTAGCGATAAAAAAAGCAGAAGAAGCTTTTCAACACGGTATAGCTGCCGATGAAATATTGCAAGGAGGAGCCAATATTTGGGACTATTGGAATGCAAGTGTTGATGTCTTGGGAAATTTGGATTGGGCTATTCAGGGTGGTAATGTATTTAATCCCGGGAAATATACAGAAGGAAGAGCAGGTAAAGAACTTATGGCTTCTGATAAGGCAAAATCAACATTTGATATATTGATGAAATTGTCTGAAAAGTTTAGTAAAGAAAGAGAAGAACGACTAAAAGGGTTAGGAGTAACGGATAATGAACAAGCTAAACTGGATGCTGAACAAGCTAGACTGAAAGCAATAGCAAGGGAAAAATTGAAGAGAGAAGCCGACGAACAACGCAAGCAACAAGAACGGCTTTCTGAGGAACTCCTTTCACTTCGCAGGAAGAATCAGCAGGATGAAATCAATCTGATGGAAGATGGGACAGAAAAGAAGGTGGCGCAGATTGATTTGGACTATCAGAAAGAACTGGACGCGATAGAATCCGCCCGTGAAAAGGCAAAGAAAGACGGAACCTATGAACAGCAGTCTCCCTTGCTTGACGAAGCCGAAGAAAACGCTTTCAAGAGATATCAACAAGCTGTGACGGAAACGCACAAGCAGGAAGCGGAAGCCCAAGCCGAGGCTATGCGCAACTATCTGAAAGAATACGGCACATTCCAGCAGCAGAAGTTAGCCATCGCAGAAGAGTATGCGGAGAAGATAAGGAAAGCTCAAAGCGAAGGCGAACGGCTGTCATTGGAAAAAGAACGTGATTCCGCGCTTTTGGATATCGATGTCAAAGCGGCACAACAAAACATCGATTGGCAAAGTGTGTTCGGTGATTTGGGAACAATGCTTCGGGAACAGATACAGCCTACTATTGACAACTTAAAAAAAATCACGCAATCGGACGAGTTCAAGAATTCTTCCGTTGAAGAGAAACAAAGGATATACGATATTCTTTCAGAATTAGAAAAGCAGTCCGGTACATTTGGGAAGGACATGTTTAAGGATGTTGCAAGGGATTTGGAACTTTACCGCAATAGTCTGAACGCTTATAACAACGCACAGAAGCGCGAAATTGAAGCCACAATCGCATTGGTCAAGGCGAAGGAAAACCTTAGAAAGGCGCAGGAGAATGGTGGGGACGTTAAATCTGCACAGCAAGCAGTGGATGAAGCACAGACCTTATTCAACCAAGCATCCGAAAGCGTGAAGACACTTGGAGAAAAGGCTTCTGAAAATGCCGAAACTCTCAAAACTTCCTCTGAGAAAGTAAGAGGCGCACTTGAAGGGCTTGCTGGAGGTCTGAATAAACTCAAGTCCGGCTCCCTGTCGCAAGCGTTTGATGGTATCAAGGATATCGGGGAGCGACTTGGTGGAAAGATTGGTGATGCCATTGCCAATATAGACCCCACCGGGATAATCAGTAGTGTTCTTTCCATTCTTGATGTGTTGAAAGACGGATTCTCAAGTATATTCGTTTCTCTGCAAGATACTTTGTTTGGAGCGATTGAAGGGATTCTTGATGATGTTCTTAGTGGAGATATTATCGTAAAGCCCATCCAGAACGCATTCAGCCATATAGGTAATATTCTCGATACTGTTACCTTTGGTGGATTCAATTCATGGTTTGGCGTCGGTGGGAACAGAAAAGAGGTCGAGGAAGCCATTAACAGGCTGACAGACCGTAACGAGACGTTACAAACTGCCATCGAAGACCTGACTGACGAAATGAAGGCAAGCAAGGGAATACAGTCTGTTGCCGCATACCGGGATGCTTATAAGTATCAAAAAGAAACTAATGATAATTACAAGCGTATAGCGCAGGAACAAGCACGTTATTCCGGTTCTCATCATAGTTGGAATTACTATTGGAACGGTTTTTCTCAGGAACAGATAGACCGTCTGAGTGGCAAAATCGGTCGTGATTGGAATGGTGATATCTGGAATCTTACCCCAGAAGAAATGAAAATGCTCCGTGAGACAGTTGATATGTGGGAAACTATTCAGAATACCGGCAAAGGTGGATACGGTGACCGCCTGACCGATAAGCTTAATGATTATATTGAGCAGGCTGGCAAGCTAGATGAGTTGACCGATAATCTTTATGAAGGGCTGACCGGGATGTCATTTGATTCCATGTATGACAGTTTTGTAAGCAGCCTGATGGACATGGAGAAGAGTGCTGAGGATGTTGCCGATGACGTATCCAAATATTTCATGCAGGCAATGCTGTCAAACGCCATCGGTGAACAGTTCAGTGACAAGCTGAGGGCATGGTATGACAGATTCGGTAATTTCATGGAAAATGATGGTACATTAGATCCTGATGAAATGGATAAATTGCTGAATGGCGATGGAGATTTTATGGGTTGGAACGAAATGGTTGAAGAAGCCATGAAACTGCGCGACGAGCTTGCTGCCGCAACCGGATATGACAGGATTTCGCAAGAATCAACATCGCAGTCAGCTTCATCCAAAGGCTTTCAGACAATGAGTCAAGATACCGGCGAAGAGTTGAACGGGCGGTTTACAGCATTGCAGATTGCAGGAGAAGAGATAAAGAATCAATCTATCATTCAATCTCAATCACTTAATCTACTAACAGTAAAAGCAGATGCTCTACTTTCCATAAATACGGAAACAAGAAATATTGCTGATGATACGCGGGATTTGATAGCGCAATCCTATCTTGAATTGGTACAGATTTCAGAAAATACAGGCAATTCAGCTAAATACTTAAAAGAAATCAAAGTGGATATTGCCGAAGTCAAACGTAATACTTCAAAATTATAAATTATGGCTGAGCTATTGATAAACAATAAAGATGCCTATGCTATATGGGGCGTAAAAATGGGAGAAGGTTTTCTTGATGTACTTGGTGCACCATCACCCATGAAAGAATTCATAGAAAATAAATCCCGGTTAGAACATGGGAAACGTGTGATAGTCAATGACCCTAAAATAGATGAGAGGGAAATAACACTTTCATTTACAATTGAAGGGGAATCCCAATCCGACTATCAAGCAAAGAAAAAAGCTTTCTTTGTTGAACTTTATAAAGGCAAGGTTGATATTCAAGTTCCAGCTAACGGTAGTGAGATGTATCATCTGATTTATCTCGGTAAAAATATCACTTATGCACAGAGCTTAGGTAGAACTTTCGGAAAAATTTCAGCAAAGTTTAATGAGCCAAACCCGAGCCCGGAAGGGCGAAAGTAGATGATAGGGTGTGGATAACACACCCTATTTAGTTTATAGGGACGTGCGGAATAAAAGGAAATAACCCGGCAAGCAGAACTTAATTTGTGACATTTTGCCCATTGTCATAGTTTGAAGCCTTATTTTTTAAGGTTTCTTTTTTTTATGTGCGAACTTTGAAGGCATGGAACAAATCGACATCAAAGACATATCCGGTGCTATCCAGCTTACAACTTCGGTCGATGAAGGCTGCAAGCGTAAGTTTACTCTGATGAAGGAGGACCACATCATATTAAAGTTCTTCTTGGAAAATCCTATATATTTCAAACTTGGCTCATACGTGGAATGCGACTTCGGATTGTTCGAGGTGTGCGACTTGCAGAAGCCCGCATTCAACGCAGATACCGCCGGCTACGATTACGAATTAAGGCTTGATGCCTATTACTGGAAATGGAAAAACAAAATCTTCAAATATACCCCAGAGACTGCCGGGCAGGAAGCGTCCTGGAACCTGACCGCCCCGCTTGACGTACAAGCCGGTATAGTCCTTAGAAATTTGAAAGCTCTTGGGCACGCATACAAAGGACAAGATTTTGTTGTCTCCATTGACCCCACAGTCGAAAACAAATCACAACTGATGTCTTATGAGAACATCAACATCCTTGATGCTTGTTTTGAGATGGCGAAAAAATGGGACTGTGAGTGTTGGATAACAGAGAATATAATCCATTTCGGGCGTTGTGAATTTGGCAACGCGGTTAACTTTGAAATCGGGGTGAACGTTGTAGAGATGTCACGTTCCGATTCCCAATCGACCTATGCCACCCGAATATATGCTTTCGGTTCCACAAGGAATATCCCTTCCAACTACCGTCCGGTTGATGAGTCGGTGGTTGTGAACGGTGTGGTGCAAAAACGCTTAATGTTGCCCGACGGAACTCCGTACATAGACGCTTATCCTGATATGACTACCGAGGAAGCCATTGAACAAGTGGTTATCTTCGATGAAGTCTATCCCCGAAGGGTCGGCACCATGTCGGATGTCACAACTATTGAGGTGACAGACAAGGTGGAGAATGAGGACGGCACAACCATCGAGGAAAAATGGAATGCCTACCGCTTCAAGGATACCGGCATTACCTTCTCAAAGGACTATATCCTTCCCGGTGAGGAATTGAAAATCATTTTCCAATCCGGCAAGTTGAATGGTATGGAATTCGCTGTGACATTCGACCCTGACAATAAGAATGAACAACTTTGGGAAATAGTCAGAAATGAGAACTACGGCAGACCGCTTCCGGACGGAGCGCTTATTCCTGAGAATGGGGATACTTATATTCTATCCGGTTGGGACAGTACGAAAATAACCGAACTGGGGCTTGTATCGTCTGCCGAGCAGGAATTGAAGGACAAAGCCGAGAAGTACGTTGCCAAGTCAAAGATAGACCCCAACACTTACAACTGTATGATGATGTCCGATGTCGCATACAGTGAGGACGGAGTGCACAATCTCTACGGCATCGGTCAGAAGGTTAACTTAATCAATAAGGCTTATTTTGAGAACGGAAGGCAGTCAAGGGTTATCGGATACGAGTTTAATCTTGACTATCCTTATGATTCTCCGATTTATACAGTAGGGGAGACGGCAGCCTACTCGCGTATAGGGGACCTCGAAGGCAAGATAGAATCTCTTACCCTGAAAGGTCAGACTTATACAGGCGGTTGGGGCAGTGGGGTTTATCTGATTAAAAGAAATGATTCCACACCGGCTACCGACAATAATGCATTCTCGGCTTTGCGCTCATTAAGCATGTTCTTGCGAAAAGATAAAGATGACCGTACCCCGCACAAGTTATCCTCTGACAAAGCTTTTGAAATAGGGAAATTTGTCAGTGGTAGTACAGGTGGTATCATAATGGTTGATAAGGAAACAGGT